GAACGACCTTACAATTACAACGCCGTTGCAAATTGCCGCGCTGATGCCGCCGGTCACCAAAGCAATTGCCACAGCTCCGCAAGGCATCGGGCAAAATGTAGAGGCTTCTTTTTCGGTGCTTACGAACCAACTTTCACCGACCGAAAAAAATACGGTTGTGTGTCAGTTTACGGGGTTGGCAACGTCTGGAGTAAGTCCGAACCCGGCAACAACTTCGATTCGCGTGTTGATGATGCGGGTCAATCCGACAACAAACATTCCGGAGTTTTTCGCTGATCTGCTTTTGTCGGATGCCACAATCCCCGCCGCACAACCCGCAACTTTGCAGCTGGACGGGCCTATCTTTACCCCTTCGAGTTGGTCAAGTGTTGCCCCGGACATTGTAAATCTTCAATTCGACATCGACGGCACTTGGTTGGTTTTGGGGCATAGATACTATTTTGTTGTGAACATTTACAATTCAGTAAACAGCACAGTAACGACACATATTACCCCCGAAATGGTTGCCGATTTTACCCCGGCCGTCACTCCGACAATTACGGGCGAAATTGGCACCTACAACAAAATGTATTCAGGCAACAACTTAAAGCAAATCGCACCGCACAGCCGATTTAAAAGCCGCCTTACAATTGATAAAACGGTTTACGATGCGGGTCTTTTGGCTTTGGGCTTGTCGGGTTCTTTCGATACTTGCTTTCGGAAAGCTGTTTGCACAATACCGGCTTCGGGTGGTTCGCCTACCTTGCAACAATTTTACATTGCGGGTACTTCTCCGGTCCTTACAGATGATTTTGTCATCGTTTCCGACACAGCAACCGAATTGATTATTGAGGCAAGATTCCGAGGCGATGAAGAGCGCGCGGCGGTTGCCACCGGCATCAATTGGGTGCTTGACTTTGAGCAGCCGACTGTTATCCCCGGTAACTTCCTTGCGTACCAAATTATCTACAATCAAGACATTCAATTCGGGGCTTTCCAAAATGACGAAATTACCCCGAAACTTTTGTCCGCAAAGTTTTATGATTACGATTTGTACCCCGGCACAAAGGTTGAAGTGTTCGACTTATGCGGGCGCGATTACATTATTTGCGAGGTTGAAAAAGACGGGGCTTTGCTTCCGGGTTCGGTAAACTTTGTGGCTACCATTTACCCGGCCGATGAAACCGGGGACACATCTTTGAAGGCAATTGAAGAAGAAGAAAGTTGGAACGCCGGTATTTTGCCGCAACTTTCAAGCGCAAAGTTGGACAATGTCGAAGCCGCGTTTTTTGGAGATGACTTTGTAGCTTTCCGCATCAACTTGCAGCAATTGCCGCTCAATCAAAGATTCTGGATTACCGGCATTGCCTATGAGCAGATTCCGAGTTATTGCCCGATTGGTCTTGTTGCCTTGTCGCAAACGGCAACACAATATACAACGTTAGGATTTAACGGTTGGGTTGTGATTGGTGATTGCACGAACCTTATCAATGAGATTTTGGCGCATCCTGACTATGTCGGAGGCTTGAATGTGGTGCAAAACAACATCGTTGATTCCGGAAACAATCCCGTCGGGGTTATAAATACAACGGTAGGGTATCAGCACACGTCTGTAAAAGTAAACACTTTCTTGGGCACTGTATTTTACCGCGTGATTGTTGATGCGCAATTTGACCCCGGCACCGGACCACACACGATACGACACGAGCTGACAATACCCGTGCCTTTGCCTGCACCAAACGTGCCGCCGATTGTCACCTTCTCAAATTCATACACTTGCACGGATTTGGGTTAAAAACTTGAAAAATCAAACTGAAAGTTTTATCTTTATCAAAATTTTTATATGCTGCAAATTATCTATCCTGTTGTTTCGGTCTTGGAAGATGCGCGGACGTACTCATACCGGCAAAAAGTTCCTATTCGTAGGGAGTGCCCGGTTGTTGCCCCGCCGTTTGCGTTGTCCGAAGCTGATACATGGAATTGCAATCTTTGCGGTGCCGATATGCCGTTTTACATCCCGTATCTTGTCGGGGACATCTTGCCCCTGCAAACAAACTTTGTCGACAACTACAATTCCGACCGCGAAAACCCTGCTTATGGTTTCAAATCCGGGCTTTCGATGGATTGGTATGTGATGGTTGAGCTGCAAGATAAGGATGGGGTTACTGTGGCAAACAATATCGAAACCTTTTGCGATACCTATTACGTTGGATATTCGCAGCAATATGGAAGCGTTCAAACTTGGTTTGTAAATACGGGTCTTTTGCCCGTGTCTTTGAAGTGTTGGAGGCTCAAAATTACGTACTATTACTACGACACGGTAAGTGCATCGAAACAAGTTGAGAGGGTTTTGTATTCGGAGTATTACCGCCTGTTTGAAGAATGTACGGAAACGACCGTAATTGAGTCCGTTTATGACGGCAAAGATTGTTATGGCAATATTTATGATGCCATTCCCACCACTTTGGGCGCGAACGTTCTGCCTTACTACAACTTTATCCGAATTGAGGGTGAGATAGAGTTGATAGGAACGGACGAGAATGTTGAAACCCAAACCGATTTCGGGAAAGTTTTGCGCCGGACCATCATCGAGAATTACAGAATACAATCGGGCATTGTTGCCCCGTATTTTGCTCGAATGCTTGACCGGGTTGTAAGGGGTTCTGTCGTTACGATAAACGGCACTCAATACAAAAACTTTTCTTTCTCGAAAAATAATGAGGCTTCGAGAATGTGGGTGGTTTCGCTCGACTTTACGAAAGAATGTACACTCGACAATCGCGGCTGCAATTTGTAGCCTACTTTTGCGGAACGGCAACGGGAGCCGCCAAAAACATCAAAAAACAAAATGAAAAGTATCAAGTTGAATATTCTCGCAATGCTTTTTGCAATTTGCGAAATGAGCTGTCAACCTTGCGACGATGAGGAAACCGTCCCAACTTATTTGGACGGGTGCATCGATGACCTTTACCCGGGCGGTATTGCAGGTTGGTTTGCTGTAAAATGCGACGCTCCTTTTACCGACATCACAGATGAGGCGGAATGGGATGCAAAAATTGCGGCCGGTGAAGTCTTCGGACGCTTTGACGGGGAAATGATTCGCGGGTCTTTGCCTGTGCCCGAGCGTGCAAAAGTTCCTGTCGGGGCTTGCGGCGTTGAAAAAACGATTAGCAAGACTTACACTGCAACGCTGTTCGATTCGGCCTATGAAGCAACAAACACAAAGTACGATTTGTACGACTATCTCGACCGTAAAGGCTCGAGGTGGCTTTTCGGATTGATTCAGTGCGACGGAAACACGTATGGGCCTTTCGCCAATGTTACTGCGGAACCGGACGAGAACATCCCCGAAACCAACGCCGAGGTTAAAGCCTTCCAATTCATTCTGTCTTGGAAACAAGGGCTTGGAGTTCCAAAACCCGTGCTTTTGCCTTTCTTGGTCGGTAAACAGTTGCACCCGTAAACAACAAAAAAAATGAACAGAGAAGACTTCATAGCATTTGTAAATCGCTTCGGCAAAGGTATTCAAGCCCTGCCGGAAAATCCTTTCAAAAAGGAGTGGGTTAAGATATATGAGGAAATCGCCCCGCATTACTTCGGGTACGTTCCTCCTATCTTGCGTAAAACATTTCCGAATGAGGATAAAGCCATTTACGAATATCGCAAAGAAACATATCAAGCGAAAACCGAGGCTTGTTTGACAGATGCCGTCAACAATCTTTCGCGTCACTTGTCCATGGCAAAACACTCCGTCAAATTTGAGTCCGATTTGATGAAGGCGTATATTGCCGATAAGCGGGTTGAAGGCGAGCAGTTTTCGCAGTGGTTTTTGAGCAAATTCGTTTCAAATCGCATCATCGACCCGAACGGCGTTCTTGTAGTGAATGTGGGCGGTACTGCTTTTGAAGAAATGCGCACGGACATCCCGGTTGAAGTCTTCTTTGATTTCATTCATTCAACAGACATCGTTTTTCTTGATTTGGATTTGAAGTTGTTGGTTTATAAAGCCCCGGCAAAACGTTGGGAGAAAAACCAAGCAACCGAATACAAAATCGTTACAGACGAGTTTTACGGCACGGCATACACAGCAACGGACGGCACTATGATTGTCGATGAGTTCTATGTCCACGACATCGGAATGCTGCCGGCTGTAATTTTAGGCGGTCGCCCTATATCTCGCAATCATGAAGGCACGGCATACACTTACTACAAATCCGACATTTCGAGCGCAATCCCTTATCTGAATGACGCGGCAACATCCGACAATCAGTATAAGTCGGTGGTCAATGCGAATGCTTTCCCGGTTAAGATTGTTGACGGCGTGGATTGTGTCAGCTGTAACGGCAATGGATATGCTGTAAATGTCGATGCCGAACACCCCGACGGAACGAGAAGCAATTGCAATACCTGTAAGGGAACGGGTAAGTTGCATATAGGCCCGTTGGAAGGCATCTATTTCAGAAGCTCCGACGGACTAAGTAATGAGGGCAAGCCCCTGCAACCGATTCAGTTTATTTCTCCGTCTGTCGATGTTATTCAGCACCTTGCGGAATACCGAAAATCTACACTTGAAGAAGCCAAAGAAGTGCTGAACGTGGATAAGGCGGTCAAATTTGCCCAAAGTGGGTATGCAAAGGAGATTGACAAGGAAAGCGAGTACATCAACATCAAGAAAATCAGCGACGAGGTTTATTCAAAGTTGCAAGACACCATGCAGATTGTGCAACGCCTCGTTTTTGGTTCGGCCGATATGATTGCCGTTATTCCCCCGTCATCTTTCAACATCAAAACCGAGGCGGAACTATACGACGAGTTCAAGCAGGCGATTACATCCGGAGCCCCCGATTTTATCCGAAAAGAAACCTTTATCGAGTGGTTAAAATCCCGCTTTTCGACGGATATTGTCGGGCAACAATTGGGTGAAATTGTGGTACTGTATGCTCCTTTGACGCTTTCCACAGTTGCCGAACGCAAAGAGTTGTTTTTGATGCAGACAGTCGAACAAAACGACCTTATCAAAGCCGCCTTTGCCTTTAATGCCCTGATGAAATTGTACAATGAGGATAGAAGTATTGTGCTTTTGCCTTACGACGAAGTTGCCGCCCGACTTGACGCAGAATTGCAGCCGCGTTTTGATGCCGCCGATGCACAGCCGGAAAATCTTGATTTGAACGACCCGAACAATCAGCTTTAATGAATCTTGACCAATCTTATAAAATCATCAATTCGGCACTTGACGAGCTCCGCGAAAAGTTGAAAATCGTGGAGCCAAAGTTCAATGAGCAGGTGATAGATTGGATAAAGAAGTTTGAAACGTACAACGGCTACGTGTTGCGCTCGCAGCGAAACGATGACCGTTTGTTAGCATTCAAGCGAGCTGTTGAAAGGTTCTTGTTGCGGTCCGGATATTCGGATATGGTGCAAAACTTCTTGGTCAATTTCGACGAGCTTCAAGAGAACCAAAAAACGGTGCAAAAGGGTCTTAACAATCTGTCTTTGACACAAAGTTTTTTAAACCCTTACAAAAGGTACGCTGTAAAAAGTGTAATTTCAGGGATGGAAGGCAACGGATTAGACCAAAAGGTTTTAGCCCCTATCGAAAGCACGATGTTTTATACCGTAACACAAGGGGGCAGCCTTACCGACCTAATCAAGTCCGTTGAAGGCATCATCAACACGACACAGCAACGCGCAGGGCTATTGACAAGCAATGCAATTCAAGTAAGCCGGGACGCTCTCGGTCAGTACAACGGAACAGTAAATGATGCAATCGCGATTGAGTACGAGATGGACGGAATTTTGTATGTAGGCTCTTTGGTAAAGGACAGCCGCGAACAATGTAAAAGGTGGGTCGATTACGAAACATTTGGACAGCCCGGATTGATACCCGTAAAAAATCTCCCCGGAGAGATACGGTGGGCATACGCGAACGGGACCGGCATGATACCCGGAACAACCCCCGAAACTTTCCGCCAATTCAGAGGTGGCTATAATTGCAGACACGAAGCATATCCCGTAAGACTTTCAACATTCAAATAACACTATGGCACTTGTAAAAGCAAAACACAGAACACAAACCACAAAGGACGGGCAACCGTACTACATGACATTCGAAAAGTCGGCATGGATGAAAACTTGGATGCCTTCCGGCGAATGGATGTTTGTTGAGTATGTCGATGAGCCTAAAAACTATCAAGCCCCGGCCGAAGTCAAGCAAACAGCCCCGACCGTAAAGGTCAAAACCGGATGCTGTGGCGGTAAAAAGTAATCAATCAACTTTGTATATCATGAAGAAAAACAC